CCGCCCCCTGGCGCGCACTCGCGCGGGCGAGACGTGGCAATAGCTCCAAGCTCATACAAAATTGCATCCCCGCACACTTCTGTATGACACAGCGGCCTCCACGCCGTCCCGGCGTCTGCCATACAAACGTGACACAGCCTCCCGGCTGTGCTATGGCAAAGCCATGACTTTCGACGACTTCAAGACCTGGTTCGCCACCTTCGACGCCAGCCTCGCGGGCAAGGCGCCTGAGCTACCTCAGTGGTGGGAACTGAAGGCACGCCTCGACGTCGTCGGGACGCAGCCTGCGGCGCCAACGGCCCTTAGCCCCCCAAAAGCCCCGGCGGCGCCGCAGGCTGATGTCGAAGACCTGTCGCCGAGCGAACTCACCGTCTACGAAGAGGCGGTCAACCTGCTGAAACGCCGCCGCCTTGCCTAAAGTGTATGTCCGGCGTATGTCTGTTGACGGCGAGGCCCGCCGCGAGCGGAGACAGACGCATGGCCTACCCGCCTCTGCCGGAAATCACTTTCGACTACACGGGCTACCAGCAAAGCCTGCAAGGCACCGAAAGCTTCCCCGGCACCCCGTTGGACAACGACCTGGCGAACCTCGCCGGGAGCCTCACAGCCACCATTGAATTCCTCCAGCTGTCGTTCCGCTCCGACGGCGTGCTGTTCGCCACGTCGGCGCCGGACAGCCCGACGCCGCCAGGCGTGCCGATCGAAGTCACCGGCAATCTCTCCGACGACACCGCGCTGGAGAACCTGCTCGCAGCACTCGCCGAGATCGGCCTCATCATCGACAGCACGGTGCCGTAGAATGGTCGCCCCAGGCAAATACTTCCCGTCCTTCAGCTTCGCGGGCTACCAGGCCACCAATCCGACCAGGCCGCTGCCTGGTGTTCGCCACGACACCGAGTACTTCAACATCTCCGAGGCGCTCAACGGCGCCATCGACGTGCTGACCGACATCGTCGGCGGTGGCGGCGGCAATATCATCACCGAGATCACCGACGACCAGCACGGCAACCGCACCGGAGGCCCGCTGCACGCCGTCGCGACGCCGTCATCCGCCGGTTTCCTGTCCGCCGCCGACAAGGTCAAGCTCGACCAGGTGAGCGCGTTCTGCTCGATGGTGGAGTTGAAGGCGCTCGATCCCGCCGCCACCCCGGTCGCCTATCTCAAGGACCCCGGTCGCGAAGGCGTTTTCCTGTGGCAGGCCGGGGATTTCGCCACGCTGGTCACTGCCGATACAGCTAATGGGCTGTACGTCAAGGCGAATTCGGTCGCGGCCACGGTCGGCGCCTGGGTCCGCGTTCGCGGCAGCAACCTGATCTTCGTCGAGTGGTTCGGCGCGATCGGCGGTAATCCCAGCATCGACGGCCCCGCACTCAACGCCGCTTTCGAGATGGCGCGCCGCCTGGGGCTGTTCGTCTCCGACATGGGCGGCAAGATTTTCCACATCAACAGCGTGATAAACATCAAGAACGGCGTTCGCGGCTTCGTCGGCGGCGGCTCGACCTACAAGATGTTCACCGGGGGCCGCTTCTGGCTGCGTGGCATCCACAGCGGCGAGGCCGCGAACGTCTCGCAGCTGACAATCGCCAACACGATAATCGACGCCAACGACCAGATAAACCTCAACGTATTTTACGCGGAGAACATCAGCTACTGCCATATCGTCAGCAACACCATAACCGGCATGAACAGCGGCTTCGCCATGATGCTGTTCACCTACAAGGATGGCGTCAACCCGTGCATGAACGTGGTGGTCGCCGATAACACCATCACAGGGGCCGTGGGCAACACCGGCACCAGCGGTTCCGATCCGACACGCTGGTTCGGCATCCATCTCGCGGGCGATCTCGACACCCCGGCGGCGGTCGTCGGCCAGGACCCGGCGACCTATTACCAGGCGACCGGCATCGCCGCGCGGTGCTCGATCGCGCCGCGCGATATCGTCGTCGTCGATAACATCGTCAGCGGCGGCTACTACTGCATCTACGGCCAGTCGCTGCTCAATTCGATCATCGCCAACAACCGCTGCTCCAATTCGGTGCGCGGCATCGCTTTCGAATTCTGCTGCTCCAACAATCTGGTCGACGGCAATCGCATCAAGGACTGCAAGTCCGCTGGTATCCTCAACGCCTACGGCTGTTCCGGCAATTCCCTGATCAACAATCTGATCGAAACGGCGGTCTGGGTCGGCGAGGCGCTGATCAAGTCCGGTCTCGGCTCCAGCCGCGTGCTGATCGCCAACAACAAGACCATGACGCAAAGCCCGGTGACGACCGGCGAGTACCATATCTACGTCCACTGCGACGCCAGCTTCACCAAGATCGACGGCAATCACTGCACTGGCGACTGCTACAAGGCGTTCATCGGCGTCGAAAGCGCCTGGAACCCGGCGTTGCTCGACACCAGGCATTTCGCCTACCAGAAATCGAACACCAATTACGCCTTCGCCACCACGACCGGCGTCGAGGTCGTCAACAATCTGATCGACGCGCTCACCAGCAAGGCGGCGGGCGCCGCTCCCGACGCCATCTATTTCGGCGCCGTTATCGACGCTACCGCCGGACCGCTGGCGCTGACCGAGTGTCTCGTCGCCGGCAACCGGGTCACCACCGACAAGCACGCCCATCAGCTGGGCATCATCGAGCATCAGATCGCCGCGCCGGTAGCCGCCGTCACCAACATGGTCTTGCGGGGCAATCATTTCCTGCGCGCGGCGACGGCGGCGATGTTCGATCTGCCGCGCGGGCGCCAGCATTTCAGCCGCCAGGAGGGTAACAGCTACCTCGACGACCAGGTCACGATGACGGCGTTCGCCAGCCTCGACACGACGCCTTCGGTGAGCGGCGGCGGCGGTCGCTTCTTCAATTTCGTCAACGCCAGCGCCACTTCGGTGACCTTCTTCGACGATGGCGTCGACGGCCAGGTCATTCGCCTGCGCGGCGACGCCAACACCACGCTGGTCCACAACAGCGCGCTGATGCGCCTCAAGGGCGGCGTCAACGCCGTGCTGGGCAACGCCAACAACTTCATCACGCTGGAGCGCTCGACAGGCATCTGGTTCGAAACGGGCAGGAGTTTCTAGGATGGCGCTCTACGCCATGGTCAACACCGCCGGGACCTTCGTGGCCGCGATGGTCGATTGGGACGGCACCGAGGACTTCTGGGTGCCGCCCGCCGACCATACGATGGTGCTGGCCGAGGACATGTACTGCGCCGCCGGGTTCACCTGGGACGGGACAAATTTTGTCCCGCCGCCGCAGGGCGAGAACGGCCCTGCGACCGCCGCGATGCTGCTGGCGAAGGCGGGGAAATGAGCAATGCCGAGCAAGCTGGCAAGGTCGCGTCCGGCGCCATCGACGCGCTACGCGGCAACCCGCTGTGCCTGGCGGTGGTGCTGCTGATGATCGTGCTGAGCGGCATCGCCTATTTCCGCGATCGTGCCGCGCAGTCCGAGAAAGCACAGATTGTCTCCACGCTCATCGAGCGCTGCATGGGGCCGAGCAAACGGTAGGAGAACAGCCATGACGCTGACCACCATCCTGATCATCATTTTGATCGTCATTTTGCTGGGCGCGGTGCCGTCGTGGCCCTACTCGCGCGGCTGGGGCTACGGTCCGTCCGGTCTCGTCGGCCTGATCCTGGTCGTCCTGGTCATCCTGGTGCTGCTCGGCAAGCTGTGATGCGCTGGCAACTGCCCCAGACCTCTGGCGAGCGCCACATGCACCGCATGACGGCGCGCAAGCACTATCTTGCCGCCAAACGGGCCGAGGAAGAGGCAGTGCGCCTGGCGCGCGGCGTCAAGATCGCCAGCCGCCAACAGGTGGCGGTCGAGGCGCGCGACGATCTGCTCAAATACGTCAAGTTCACGATGCCCGATCCCGATGACGTCAGCGACATCACGCGCAGCCGCTACAAGGATGCCAGGCATCACCGCAAGATCGCCAGGGCGCTGGAAGAGGTCGAGCGGGGGAATATACCTTTCCTCATCCTGGTGACCGCGCCGAGGCATGGCAAGTCGGAGTTGGTCAGCAGGCGCCTGCCTGCGTGGTACGCAGGCAGGCACCCTGACCACGACATCGTCGTGGCGACCTATTCCGACGAGTTCGCCATGGATTTCGGCGCCGACGTGCGGGCGATTATGAACTCGTCGCAGCACCACCAGGTGTTTCCCGGCTTCAAGCTGCGGCGCGGCGGCACGGCGAAAGACCGCCTGCAAACCGAAAAAGGCGGGTTGCTCTCCTTTGTGGGCAGGGGCGGTGCTCTCACCGGGCGCGGCGCCCATCTGCTGATCTGCGACGACCTCATCAAGGACGACAAGGAGGCGCAGAGCCAGGCGATCCGCGACCAGGCGTGGAATTGGCTCACCAAGGTCGCCATGACCCGCCGCAGGGGCAAGAAACTGGTCATAATGACCTTCACCCGCTGGCATGTCGACGACCCGATCGGGCGGCTGACCAACTCGAATACCGACGAAAACCCGTATTTCAACGAGAACCTCGCCAAGCGCATCAAGATCATCGAGCTACCGGCGATCGCCGAAGAGAACGACACGCTGGGGCGCGCCCCTGGCGAGGCTCTGTGGCCCGACGGGCCGGACACTTTCGATCTCGACTTCCTGGAGCAGCAGCGCGCCCTCATGGGGCCGCTGAATTTCGAGGCGCTTTACCAGGGCAAGCCGACGCTCAGCGAAGGCATACTTTTCCAGAGGGAAAATATCCACCTCTACAACCCGTCGGACCTTCCGAAGGAGCTTCGCTACTACTGCTCCAGCGACCATGCGGTCGGCCTGAAGCAGCGCAATGATTTTACCGTGTTGCTGAAGGTCGGCGTCGACCAAAACGAAGATATCTGGCTGACCGAGTGCTTCTGGAAGAAGGTCCCGACCGACCAGGTGGTCGAAGCGATCCTGACCATGGCCAGCGGCGCCACGCGACCGATCGTCTGGTGGGCTGAAAGGGACCACATAGGTAAATCTATCGGGCCTTTCCTTCGCAAACGTATCGCCGAGACGGGAAAATACCTGAATTTGGTCGAAATGCCGTCGGCTGCCGACAAGCAACAGCGAGCGCAGTCGATCGTGGCGCGCAGCGCCATGGGCAAGCTGCATTTGCCAGCCTGGGCCGGTTGGACCGCCAGGGCGATCGAGCAGATGCTGTCTTTTCCGAACGGCACGCACGACGATTTTGTCGATGCGCTGGCGCTGATCGGCACCGGATTGCAGCGGCAATTCGGGCCGCAACGCAATGCCAAGGCGAAAATCGAGCCTGTGCCAGGAAGCCTGGCTTTCCTGCAACAGCATGACAAATGGATGAGGGAAAAGCGGGCGGTTTCGGCTGCACGCATGTTTTGAGTGTTCACAATGGCTGAATACATGTCGAATTCCGTGCTGGAAGACCCCGACGTCGAAATGACGCCGGGGCCTGTGGCCGCAGCCAGCGACGAACGCAAGGACGTGCCGGAATCCGAAAAGGCGCTGGTCAAGAAAATTCAGAAAACCATCAAAAGCGACAAGGATTTCCACTCCAAGGCGTTCAAGGCGATGCGTGAGGACATGTACGTCGCGCGCACCGGGCGGCTGCCGAATTGGCCCGATTCGAGCTACGTCGCGAACCTGTGCGGGCGCCATGTCAAGCGCAAGACCGCCGCGCTCTACGCCAAGAACCCGAAAGCCGTCGCGCGCCGCCGCGAAACCATGGATTTCGTCGTCTGGGATGAGAATCCGCAGAGCTTTATGATGGCGATGCAAACCATTCAGATGGCGCAGCAGATGCTGGCGCAGTCGGCGCCCAGCCCCGCTCCGATGACCGGCGAGCCGGTCCTGGAAGAGCCGACGCCCGAGATGATGCAGGCGTTCCAGCAGGCCCAGGCGATCATCGCCGACTACCAGCAGGGCATGCAGCGCCGCCAGCAGATCGACAAGATAGGCAAGACGCTGGAGCTTCTCTATGCGCAGGCGATGCGCGAGCAGAAGCCCGTGGATTTCAAGACCGGCATGAAAATGATGGTCCGCCGCTCCTGCACGACCGGCGTCGGTTACGTCGAGCTTGGCTTCCAGCGCGAGATGGGGCCGCGCCCCGGCATGACCGAGAAGCTCGCCGACGCCCGCGCCCGCCTCGATCATTTGCAGCACCTGACCGAGAAGATCGAGGACCAGGAGAACCCGATCGACCCTGACGATCCCGAGATCACCGAGTTGCAGCTGTCGATCGAGAGCCTGCAAAGCGAACCGGAGATCGTGCTGCGCGAGGGGCTGATCTTCGACTATCCGCAGAGCACCAGGGTGATCCCCGACAAGCTCTGCCGCGAGCTTGTCGGCTTCATCGGCTCGCGTCACGTCACGCTCGAATACATGTACACGGCTGACCAGGTGCAGGAGGTGTTCGGCGTCGATCTCGGCAAGAATTATGTCGGCTACTCGCCGACCGGCATGAGCACCGAGAAAGTCGATTCACCGAATTACGTGCGCGATGACGACGAAACCGACGCGGTCACCGAGAGCAAGGGGACCGGGCTGGTTTGCGTGTGGAAACAGTACGATAAGCTCAGCGGACTGGTCTACTACGTGGCCGACGGCTACGATTGCTTTCTCCGCAAGGCGGAAAAACCCGACGTCTTCGTCGAGGATTTCTGGCCGCTCCATGCGCTGACGTTCAACGCCGTCGAGTCCGAGAATTCGCTGTTTCCGCCGTCCGATGTCCGCCTGATGATGTCGCAGCAACAGGATTACAACGGCGCTCGCCAGGGGCAGCGCGAGCACCGCCAGGCAGCGCGCCCGCGCTGGGTCTACCCGAATGGCGTGTTCGAGGAAGAGGACGTGACGGCGCTGAAGAACCAGGCGCCGTTCGACGCGATCGGCATCAACCTGCCCGACCAGGCCAAGATCGAGGACGTGCTGCAAGTCGTGCCGGTGCCTGGGGTCGACCCGAACCTCTACGAGACGGGCCAGATTTTCACCGACATACAGCTGGTCGTCGGCACCAGCGAAGCGCAATTCGGCGGTGTCGCCCAGGCGACAGCGACGGAGAGCGCCATCGCCGCGAATTCGACCAACAGCGACGACCAGGCGGCGATCGACGATCTCGACTCGTTCCTGACGACGATCGCCCGCGCCTCCGGTCAGGTGCTGCTCAAGGAGATGTCCGAGGAGAAGGTCAAGGAGGTCGGCGGCCCNGGCGCGCTGTGGCCGCAGATGACNNTNGCNGANATNTCCGCCGAGCTTTACCTGGAGGTCGAGGCTGGNTCNTCCGGCAAGCCNAANCANGCCGTGGANGTGCAGAANTTCAAGGAATTGGCGCCGNTNCTGATGCAGATACCCGGTATCACTCCCTACTGGCTGGCAAAGGAAGCGGTGAAGCGGCTCGACGACAGGATCGACCTGACCGAGGCGCTTTCGGCAGGCATGCCTTCGATCGTGACACAGAACCGCATGGGTGGCGCTGGGGGACCGCAGCAGCAACTACCACCCGCTGGCGGCGACGGCACCGAGGCGCCTGTCGACCAAGGGGCCGAAGGCGCGGCCAACGGGCCAGCCGCGCCAGCGATGGAGCAGCCGGGAAGCGAGCCAGCCTTCGGCTCCAATCAGGTCTGAAGTGTTCACAACGTCTTGTGACGTAAGACAAACGAGAGTACGAGACACAAATGCCACCTGATGTGGAAAACGATATCGAAGAGATGCCGCCGGTAACGACGGTATCGGACGATGCAGGCGAGCCGAAAGGTTCCGAGAAGCCCGCAGCCCCGGATTCGTCCGCCGGGAAAGACGTCAGCAACCGGGTGCCTGACGACGACCCTTACGAGATCGTCAAGGATGTCGTCGCCAAGCGAAAGGCGCCCGAGGCCTCGTCAGCCACAGTCGAAGAACCGGGCGCGCCACGCGCCGATCGCCGACCCAGGGAGCCGGACGACGAGAACTTCTCGGACGTCCCGTTCAACAAGCACCCGCGATTCCAGGAAATCCTGCGCCAGCGCAACACCTTCAAAGTCGACGCGCAGCGCTACAACAACGTCCAGAATTTCATCGACACCAACGGCTTGAACGCCGAAGAGGCCGCTGAGCTTCTGACGATCGGCGGATTGATGAAAATCAATCCTGTCGAAGCCTGGAAACGCATCGAACCCGCTGTGAAGCGGCTGCTGATCGCAGCTGGCGAGGTACTCCCGGACGATCTCCGGGCGCTCATCCAGCAGCAGAAAATAACGCCGGAAGCGGCCCTTGAAGTCTCAAGGGCGCGCGCCGCCACCCAGTCGGTGACGGTCCAGCGTTCATTCGACCAGCAGCAGGCAGAACGCCGCGAGCAGACGACGCAGTCGCAACTGCGCCGTGATGCGGCAACGGCCTGGGAGCGAGATCGGCGTACACGCGATCCCAACTTCGACGCCAAACTGGAAGCTATCGGGAAAGAGGTGCTCTGGCTGCAACGCCAGGAAGGCATTCCTGCCATGCCGCAAGGCGTTCAGGATCAGCTGCGCCGCGCCTACGAGAACGTCAACAAAGGCTTCTCCAGGCAGGCCGCGCCAACGGCGCGCCGACCGATCACCCCGGTCAATAGCTCCCAACAGGGTTCAAGCGACGCACGTCCGACGCCGAAGAACACCATGGAGATCATCCAGGCGGAACTGGCCAAGCGGAACGTGCAGTAAGTTTGGAGGTGAACGGCCATGGCCTTCACAGCTGGCGAACTCGCCAACATCAATGCGTCGTCCCTTGAGACGTATATCGACAAAGGAAAAGTCTGGAAGCAGGACATCGCCAACAAGCCGATGCTGGAGGCGTTCAACGCCAAGGCAGGCAAGTTCGTCGGCGGCAATGTCAACGTGTCGTTCGCCGTTAGCTCTGGCTACGGCGGCGGGACCCTCAAAGGGTTCACGGGTGACGACCAGCTGCTCTACTACAACCCGACCGGCACCGTGCGTGCCGTGTGGCCGTGGAAAGAGCATTTCATCGGCATGGTGGTGACCCAGACGGAGCTTAAAATCGATGGCATCGATGTCATCGAGGACGGCACCGACCAGACCACCCGCGAGATGCCTGGCCGCGAGGCGCAGGCGCTGGCGAACCTGCTCGACGAGAAAAACGACAAGCTCGGCGCCGACTACAGTTTTTCGCTTGATCGGCTGATCCACGCCGATGGCGCCGCCGACACCAAGGCACTGGCCGGGATCAAGTCGATCATCCTCGACGTGCCGAACGTCGGTTCGACCGCCGGACTGTCGCGGACCGCGAACACCTGGTGGCAGAACCGCGCGGCGACTGCCGCCTACGGCGCTGCTGGCGGGCAGGGTGCGATCACCAGCGCTTCTACTGGCGGCGGCGCGCTCATCACCTTCATGGACAAGGAGATGCGGCTGCTCAACAAGTACAAGAACGGCTCCACGGCTATTCGGTACTTCTGCGGCTCGTCGTTTATCGAGGCGTACAAGGCCGAGCTTCGCGCCAACGGCTGGTACAGCAACACCGGCTGGAACGGTGGCAACACCGACGGCTCGATGCCCGACCCGCAGCATGGCGGCATCCCGTTCACCTGGGACCCGACCATGGACGATCTTGGCCTGGCCAAAAGGTGTTACGCCATCGACATGGGCAAGACCGGCCTGCGGCTGCTCTACATGGATGGCCAGCGCATGAAGAAGCACAACCCGGCGCGGCCCTACGATCGGATGACCATGTACAACGGCCTGTCGATGACCGGCGT